GATTTCAGGTAAAGTGACTTGAAGATAAGTTCTGTAAGCCAAATCACCATTTCTACTGATGATACATTGGACACGACGACCGAAATCGGCTTGACCATTGAAAGTTTGTTCAATTGATTCAATAGCAAAATTGGTGTATCTACGGTATGTTACTTTCCAAAAAGTAATTTGAGGGTTTCCAGTTAGGTAAACGTCTTGTGCGCCATAGGCGACTAGTTGCATTAATCCACCTCCCATTTTTATACAATTGCTAAAGAAAAAAAAATTTGGAAATTAAATTTAATTATAATTATATTGAATTTAATTTAAAACTAACAGTTTAATATTAATTTATTTATCTATTATTTTATTCCAATCTAGATTGCTCTTCATAAATTTCAATAAATAAGAATCTTCAATAATTTCTTTTTTATTTTCATGTTTTTTGGTGAAAATATAAGATGTATCCTTCTTTTTTATACACCATCCTTCCTCTAATGCATTATAAATTAAATTCATTTTTTTAAAAATAAGTGGGTTTATTTTGATTTTGTTATTTTCTAAATAATCTTCTATATTTATTGTTAAATCCATTATTAATTTTCAAGAAAAATTTTAATTTGTTTAAACTTGTCTATATAAGAACATTTTAATAAAAATATTCTATTTTAGATTTATCAATTTTATCATAATTCGTATTTAATCCACAACAAACAAAATGACCCCATGAAGGTATATATGTTTTTTTTTTATTTTTATCAAAAAACATACACGACAATGAAAATGTACTTCTTGATAAAATAACAACATTACATTTTGTTAGTAAATATAAATCTAAATTTTCATCAGTACTCTTGATGACTTCATAATTATAAACAGTTGTATCTGAATCAGGAGACGTTATTAATATTACTTTGTAATTAGGAAACTCTTGTTTTGCTTTATTTATAATATTTTGTATTTTTGTTTTAGATAAAGGGGCCTGTCTATTTATTTTATCATTTAAAAATATTCCACAATCACAATATTCTTTTTTCTCCACCTTATTTCTATAATAGTCAGAACATTTTGAACCATCGTAATCACTGCGATTAACAACGTCTTCTAATCGTAAATGAACTAATATTGTTTTTTTAACATCAAAAGGAACATTATATTTATATGACAATGCAAAATTTTCAAAATCTATTTTAATATGTTTGTAAATATGATTAATAAAATAAGTTATTAAATCCGTTTCTAAAATTGTTAAACAAGAACTAGTTGTAACTACTAAATCGTAACAACTACCGAAATTTATATTGATATCGTTATTAATGTGATTGTTTTTATACAATTTTTCATTATATATTTCTATATAATTAAATAATGCTTTTGTAAAAATAGAATTATAATATTTGTATTCGTTTTTATTTTTGGTAAACCTAATGAAATATTTATTTTTGTATGAATACAATATTTGTGATATATAACTTATAATATTTGAACCTAATCTATCACCTCTGTCAAATAAGTTTATATACATTATATAATATATGTTAATTTTAAATTAAATAAATAGTATCTTTTAATTTAAAGCACGTTTATTTTTTGAATGCCATCTTTCAAACCAAAAACAATAAAAAAATTAAAGTTTAATAAAAAAAATGCTATCACGTTGGATAACAAACACAAAGAATTTATTAATGAGTTTGCAAAGGATGAAAACAATAGAATACCTGAATTACAAAACGAAAAAAATAAAATAAAACAACAACTCAAAAATGAGGAAATTAATATTGAGTTAAAACTTGAACTAATTGATAGGTTAAAAGAATTGAATATAAACATTAGAGAATTAAAAACCAAGAAAAAAGAGTATTTTTTGGATAATTCAAAGTATATTTTTGAGTATTTTGAAAATAAAAAGAACATTTCTAATGAAGCATCAACAAATATTAATACCAAACCAAATAATAACAAAAGTAAAATACTAAATAGTTTTTTTAAAATAAATGAATCTAATAATGAAGAAAAAAAATTAACTCATAATAATAACAACATTGTTCAAAAATATCTCTCAAATATTGATGATATGTTTTTGGATGTAAATTCTTATGTTTATCCAACTGATATATGCAAATTTTGTTTTAAAGGTGAATTAGTACCATTGGAGGATGAAGGTATTCTTATGTGTAATATTTGTTATAGGTACGTACCATACTTAATAGAGAATGAAAAACCTTCTTACAAAGAACCGCCAAAAGAAGTTTGTTTTTATGCTTATAAAAGAATAAATCACTTCAAAGAAATATTGTCACAGTTTCAAGGTAAAGAAACCACACAAATACCTCATGATGTTATTGAAAATATTAAATTACAAATTAAAAAAGAACGAATTGAATTAAGTGAAATTACCAATATTAAAACAAAAGAAATATTAAAAAAATTGGGTTATAATAAATATTACGAGCATATTCCATTTATTAAAGATAAATTAGGTATAAAACCACCAATTATGGCTAGTGAATTAGAAGAAACACTGTGTAATTTATTTATTGAATTACAGTCACCATATTCAAAATTCTGTCCAGATGATAGAGTCAATTTTTTAAATTACTATTATACTGCTTATAAACTTTGTGAGTTATTAGGTGAAGAACAATATTTACAGCACTTTCCAATGTTGAAAGATAAAGAAAAACGTATTGAACAAGACAATATTTGGAAAAAAATATGCGAAGAATTAAATTGGGAATTCATTCCCACAATCTAGTCAACCTTTGGGAAAGGTTGAGCCAAACATTTGGTACAACCTTTCCCAAAGGTTGTTTTGCTCTACTTTTTGAAAAGTAGATGGGTGGAGCCAAACATCATTATTTTAAAAATTTACAAGGTCTAGTTTTACATTTCCAGGTGTACCTGGAGGTCCTGCAATACCAGCAGTACCAGCAGTACCAGGAGGACCAGTAGCACCACGAGGCCCAACTGCGCCAGCAGCACCAGCAACTCCAGCAGGACCGACTGCACCCCCAGGACCAGGAGGACCGACTGCACCCCCAGGACCAACAGGGCCAGCAACACCAGCAGGACCAACAGCACCAGCAGGACCAATAGGGCCAGCAGCACCAGCAGGACCAATAGGGCCAGCGGGACCAATAGCACCAGCGGGACCAACAGCACCAGCAGGGCCTTGATCTAATTTATCATAAATATCATTAACATCTTTTTGCGTCAATACACCATCATATAAAGTAAAATTTTTTATAAAAAAATTTTGATTTGCATTCCAATCAGCTATCCATAAAGTTGCATTATTATTTCTCGGATGAATATTATTAAAATTTTGACTTGTTACAGCAATATTATTATAATAACTTGTTATGTTATTATTATTTATAACAAAAGTTATTAAAATTGGAATTCCCATAGGAATATAAACCTCTGTGTTTAATCCATCGTTTGGTGTACTATCTGTAGAAACTCTGAAATGTAAATTGCTTGTGTTAGGCCAAATCCATAATCCAGGATTTCTTCCGTCGCCGACGCCATCAGTGATATCAATACCATTTGGTTTACTACTGACTCTGAAAATTGGTCTCCAATTAGGATCACTTTTCATTATACAAAGTAGAAATGACGCTGAAATAACTTTGTTTGGCATAGTAAAACCTAAATCGGAAAAATTGTAAGATTTACTTTTTGGTGTAAACCAATCCTTTGTATCGGGACAAATCCATTTTTTTAAGGAAGGAATGTCAAATGCAGCTGAACTATTTGATCCACCAAATGATTCAACAACATTTTTATAAGTGAAAAATATGGCAAATATTATAATTATTAAAAATAATATAAAAACTAAATACTTTGGGCGAATAAGTTCTTTTATTTTTCTTTTTAAATAAGTTAAATTTAAAAAGTTATTGAATTTCATTATTATATAACATATATAATATAATTATGTATGTTATATAATAATTTGGCTCAACCTTTCCCAAAAGTTGAATAAGGAAACAATTTCAACAAATTCGTATTATAGATTGAAAAATTAGGATCGCTACAATGTCCTCCAAAATTTCCACCTCGCAAACTACGTTTTCTTGATGTTCTTCTTCTTCTTCTTTTGCTAGTATTATTTTTTCTTTTGTACATTGTATTTCTTCTTATGGTTTTACGCATAATTATAATATTAGTTGATATATTATAATTATTTAAATTTACCTTTTAGAAAAAGGTAAAACCAAAATTCTATTTTTCAAAAAGTAGAACAAAACTTGTTTGGCTCCACCTTTTCTAAAGGTGGATTAGAATCCGCCTGGGAATCTAACCAGGTTGGCGCCGATACCGAAACCAGCACCTGAACGAGCAGTTACTCCCATACTAGGAATATATGTATCAAGAATACTAAATGTAGCAGCAGCAGTTAAAGCAATTAAAATAATTTCTTCAATATTCAAAGAACGTTTTGGGATGGCAAAAGCTGCAATAGCAACCATTAAACCTTCTACTAAATATTTGATGATTCTTTTAACTAATTCACCTACGTTTATTAAACCAGTCATTATATATAAAATAAAAAGAAAAAAAATAAATATTATAATATTATTAAAACTTAAAGTTTGCTAAATGATAGTTAATATTAAATAATGGTTGGTAAAAACAATTCAAAGGGGAAATCCAAAGATTCTATGAATAATAGCAACAATACTAAATCTGGGTTTGAGAGAAAAATGGACAAACTAAACAATCCAAATAGTAAATATGTAGACCTTTTAGAAGAGGATAAACCTATTGCAGGACAAAAATTTGCATGTATTTCATTTGTTTCACCTGAAAAAATAATTAAACAAAAAGAGATATTTTTTTTTGAAGAGTTCCTAAAGAAATGGGATGTTAATAAATCTATGGAAAAATTTGTACAATTTTTAAACTTCATTTCGTATAAATATCATTTATCGTTTGATGATATATCCAATGATTTTAAAGAGTTTGTAAAAGAAGAAAAGGAAGAACTTGCTAAGTCATCTATGGAGGATGATTATAAGACATTTTTAGATAATAATGAAGAAGAACTGGATAAATTATTTGGGGTGAATCATAATTTTCAAACAAGCACTAGAGGAATTAAGATAAGAGGGGTATATCCAACAGTAGAAGAAGCTGAAATAAGATGCAAATTATTGAGAGAAGTTGACCCAAATCATGATGTATTTGTCGGTCCAGTTGGTTTATGGATGCCATGGGATCCAGAAGCATACAAAACAGGACGCGTTGAGTACATGGAAGAAGAGTTGAATCAATTAATGCATGAAAAACAAAAGAATGAATCAAATGCAAAACAAAATTTTGAACAAAGAGTTAAAGAAACTAAACAAAAGGCAATTGAAGAAAACATGAAAAAGGCCGAAAAAAGCGGCAACGCATTAACGCAAAGCATTGATGACGATGGAAATCTTGTTGGTATTAATAATATGAGTACAAAAGAAAATACTTTTGCAAATCAAGTAAATGACAATGAGCAAATAACTGCAGCTGATATTCGTGCAGAATTATTTGAAGGTGAAAATATAGTTGTTGGTAAAAGCGATTATGGACAAAGCGAATTGGTGAGTGGTCCGTTTGCATTGAAAAAAGATAAAGATGGTATGGAAAACGTTGATTAAATAAATAATATATTTTGTTATAAAATTATAATAAATATATTTAAGATATATATAATAAATTATGAAAATAGGTGTTGCTATTCCCGCTTATAATGGCCATATTGAATTACTATTCAGTTTATTGGATTCTATTCAAAATCAAACAATTCTTCCAGATAAAGTAGTAGTTAGTTGTTCGTCAAGTGACGATACCGATTTTGATAATTATAATGAAAAACTCAAAACTTATTCTTTTTTATTACAAATAATAACCAACAAAGAAAAAAAAGGTGCTGCGCAAAATCGTAATATAGCTGCTTCTAAGTTAGCAGAAATGGATTATATAACTTTCATAGATGCAGATGATATAATGCATCCACAAAGAATAGAAATATTATTGAAAGTTTTTGAATCAAATGATAGTGATATTATTTTACATAATTTTTCAGAATTTACAAATGATGATCAATTATTTATAAAAAAATTTGAAGATAATGAAATCGTCATAAGACCAAATTCGTTGAAACAATGTTATTCTGGTTGCATTACACACAAAGAATATTGTGATACAACTGGTAGTATACATCATGGACATGTTTCTATAAAACAAAATATTTTTAATATTGTTCAATTTCCAGAACAACCAGAATTTTATAGAAAAGAAGATTGTGTATTTTGTTATAGAGTCTTTAGTTTACCAAATATTAAAGATTCATATATATTTAATAAGCTGACATATTACAAACCATCTAATACGCAAATATTGTATTTTTAATATGTGTTTCAAATACATAATAAAGATATATCAATATAAAATTCAATATTAATGCAAAATCAATATATTCCAAAAGATTTATTACATATAATATTAGAATATGATGGAAAAATAAAATATAAAAATGGGAGATATGTAAATATAATACATAAAAATGATGAACGATATGATATTATTACTCCCATTGTAAGTAAGAAAATAGAAATAATAAAAAGAACTGAATTATGTGATTTGGGATTTTATTTTGAATTTGGTTTTGACGCATGTCGTAATGTAGGATTATGTTATGACTATAATTTTTCTTTTGCAGGTAAATATGAAATTTGTTATTATGATACTAGAAATAATGGTTGGTTGCAAATTAGAACATATTTATAAGTTTCGGCATTTTACATGTATAAAGGCCTAAAGACACGGTCTCTCGTCTAGTCTAATAGTAAGAGGATATTTAATAAAGCAATAATCCCTCCATGTAGTGTAAAAACTGTGATTTAATTCACACCATTCAAATAAATATTTTTCATTGGAAGCTTTCAATGGAAATTCTTTCCACAAATTATATTTAAAATGAAACATTAGATTCATTATACCCATTTCATTTGTTTTACACACAGTATATTTATTCATAGCATCTATCAATTGTTGTTTATTGCATATTTTTAAAATACTAGTATCATATACCCATATGCAATTTAACATATGCTGTGACTCAAAAATATGCTCTCCAAAATCAGCTTTAACAAGTTCTATTTTTTCTTCATTATCAAAACTTAACTGGTTTTTAAATATTTGATCGCTTTTAAAGTTGGGAGAAGCATCATTTGGTGCTAAAATAGAGTTTTTATAATCAAGCTCTAGTAAAAAATTAACATCGTCTAATACGCGTAGTCCTGCATCCAAAAATACAACTCTTTCCCATTGTAAAAAATAATCATCAAAAACATGCAGTTTTTCCCATTGATTCAGTTTTCGTATCTCTCTTTTATCGCTATTAGAAAATCCGTTGGGTCCTATTTCATTCAAAAGATGTATTTTATCTATCAATGGAAACTTTTTTTCAATTATATTTTGAGATGACTTATAAGATTCTTCTAATTCAAAATCAATCGTTATCAATACAATATCTCCATGCCAATTACCAATAGTTTTTAAATCTTTAATTGTTACACATGCTTTATTAAAATATAAAACATCTGTAACTAAGACAAAAACAGTGCTGGTGTTATTAATATTTTGTTCTTCTTCCATAGATTATAATAATATAATATAAACTGTTTAAATTTATATTATATTTTAAATTTATACCACTTTATTTACCATTTCGTTTTCTTAACACTAATTTTTTGGCCATTACCTCTTTTTTTATTTGCGTTTGGATCATATTTTTCTTCTTCATCATCCGAATTATAATTTTTAGATAATTCCCAAAACTCTTTGGATCCTAACCGAAAATCATTGTGATTTTCAGCCTTATACCAAAACACTTGATCTTGTAATTTATTTGATTTTACATTATTGTTTATTACTAGACATTCATAATTCTCTGTACATTGGTCCATTACTTGACAAAATGATTCAAATGTTGGAAACATTCCTGCATAATTATCATAAATGCGTCGCCTATTTGCAATATAATTCTCTCTTAAAATAAAAACATAATCTATATTTGTACGAAGAGTTGGTGGAATACCAAGTGGGTACTGCATAGTGATTACTAACATGATCTTCCAGTGACGACCGTTCATAAATAAAAGACGCATCATTTTATCACGAGACCAAGTATTATCATAAAGGCAATCATCTAATATAACAAAAGCGCGAGGGTCAATTGTTGTTCGTTTATAAGTTTCCATCTCTTTTTTAATTTGTTTTAAGACGGTTCGTTGCCTTTTTAAAATATTTTCTATTATAGCAGTGTTATATTCATTATGTATAAATAATCTAGGAACCATTTTACCATAAAAACCGTTACCTTCTTCAGTTCCTGAAATAACCGTTCCAATAGGAATATCTTGTTGGTAATATAATAAATCTCTTACTAAAAAACTTTTGCCTGTATCACGTTTTCCTATCAAAACAATAACAGGCCCTTTTGATTCATTTGATTTAAAACTTATATTTTTCATATCAAATTTTTTTAATTCTAAAGACATTATTTATTAAATTTAGAAAGATTAATTTAATTATTTTTACGAATTTATAATAAGTTTAAACTCTATATTATTAATATTTTAATTAGCTAATAACATGAATTTAGATATGTCTGACACTAGTATTGGAACCAATATAAATCTTAATTATCAAAAAAGAAAAAACAGTAGCCTTTTCAATAATTTAGAAAAACAAGAAACTCTTTTTCTCTCCAAAACACAAAATTATATACCCATTTATAATAGATTTTTTTCTTTGAATGAATCAAATTATAATAATTTTAATCTAAATCATAAATTTTATATTTATAATATTAAAAATAGTATTGATGCACAGAGCGAAACAAATAAAATATTTAACTGTATTATTAAAAATATAGAAAATGATGAAAGTAAAAATAAGAATACATTTATAAAACTAGCACCATTATTAGATCCTTATAAATATTTAGTGGGTAAATATAGTGATATAAATGATAATATATTATATAATTTACCTAATTTAGAGAGAAATGACATTGTTTGTCATAATAAATTATTGGATGTTAATAATTCAGCCTACGTAGACGGTTTTTTTGTTTATTTAACCTCTGTACTAAAAAATAATTACAAATTTAATCATGGATTAGAATATTATGGTTCATTTCTTTCTATTAAAAATAATTTTGTATTTAATGTTTTTGATGATTTGGAATATCTAACAAATTCAGAATTTTTTAATAAAAATAAAAATATACTTTTTAAAATAGATGATTATGAACATTTAGTCAAAAAATCAGAAAAGCAAAAATTAAAATCTATTAAAATAGATTATAACTCTAGTGCAAGATCTATTCTATCTTTAAAATCAATTAATAATGAAGTTTTTGAAAATTTATTTAATGATCAAAATAATAGAAGTGAAAATAATGAAATTGAAAATGAACTTACGTTAATAGATACTAGTAATGATAATAATATTTTTGATTATGATTGTAACAAAACAACTACTCTTAAATCAAATTCAACATGTTCATCAAGATTATCTTATACAAATAGTGAATTAAGCGATTACTGTGAAACAAATGATAGTAAAAATGAAAGTAAAGGTGACAATGAATACAATTCCGAATTTAGTTCAGAAAATAAATCTGTTAGTGATTGGGACGATATTAATTCTGAAAATGAAGATCAATCAAATAATAATGATGCCGATGCTGATGAAGAGGAAATAAATGTTACAATCAGTAAATTTCCGGTTCAGTTAATTTGCATGGAAAATTGTGAAAATACATTAGATAATTTAATTTTAAATAATGATTTAACAACAAATGAATGGTCGTCGCTATTAATGCAAATAATAATGATTTTAATTACATATCAAAAAGTATTTTCATTTACTCATAATGATCTACACACAAATAACGTAATGTACAATGAAACATCTAAAGA